GCCTACAGCCGTGGATTCTTTAGCCAAAGTAATCCAGAGTGGGCTGGGTACCATGACGAGGACCAATTCCGTAGTGTAAGTATTGAACTTTGGGAAACTGGTAAACTACATCAGCCTCGTAAGTTTGGCGCACATCCTGCTCGTCGTCCAGAAATTTGGTTAGAAGCAGTTCTCCCTAATAGTGAGTTGGATAAGAATCCTGCCGCCAAAAAGGCTTTTGAAAAGTTCCAAACCATTGCTGGACTTTCGAGCGTGGAATTGGATGACAAGTATCAATAGTTCTGTTATAATACTTGTATTGTAACAAATTAGAAAGTACCAAATGAAGTATGCACTACTGCTTTCCGCATTATTACTAACAGCTTGCGATCAACCGCCAGCTACTCCAGTTGCTAAAACACAACCCGAAGCTCCAAAACAATTTGGGCCGGACGGCTGTAATGTGGATACTAGTAGCAAATTGGTTACTGAGCATCAAGTTAGTCCAATTAAAAATTTGGTAAAAGAAGAATTTGAGTTTGGTTATAAAAACGAGTGTACAGTTCGATTTGATATTGAAGTAGATGGCAAAATTTTCCATTTAGAAGAAACTGAAACAGGGTTGGAACAAATGGCTAGTGTATGCTATTATGCTCGTGAACGTGCCCGTAAGAATCTACTGTTGGATTTGGGTGGCAATTTCAAAAGCGAAGCTAATATACAATGCCAATATCACGACACAATTGGCAAAGCTGAACGTTGACACTTTGATGTACCTAGTATATAATTAACACATACAAACACACACACAGAAAGGCTTATTATGAAGGCATTTATCGCAGGCACTATTTTTGGATTGGTACTAGCAACAGTTGGATTTTCCGGCATCGCTCGTATGCTTGACAAAGGTGTAGATACAGTTAAAACTCAATCAACGGAGTTGGCAAAATGAGAACCTTAGCATTACTTATTTTGGTTTCAGCCCTTGCCGCTTGCTCAACTGTAGCAGGTGTTGGTAAGGATATTCAATCGTCCGCAGAATGGACAAAAGAAAAGATGGGTGGAAAATAATGAAAAAGATTTTATTGCTAGTTCCTATTGTTGCTATTCTGGCGGCTTGTGGTACAACTAAAGACGCTTACGAAAAGCGAGCAGACAACGAACGTCAACGTCAAGAACGGTATGTTGAGCGAGCTATTGACCAAGCACCTAAATGGATGAGTAATCCTCCATTGAGTAACTCTGCTGTATTTGAAGCAGGTAGTGCTGTAAGCGCAGATTGGAGTATGGCAGATATCAAAGCCAAAGCAGATGCTTATGGCAAGATCTGTATGGCCGCTGGTGGTACTGTAAGCCAGCGTACAAAGATCTATCGCACAGACAGTGAACGTGCAAGTACTGAATTTTCAGAAATGGCTTTGCGTACCAGCTGTCGAGAAGTCGACCTTACAGGTGTAGAAGTTAAGGAAATCAAGCGTGTATCAGAAGGTACTCGTTTCCGCACTTATGTGCTAGTAGCTCTGCCCACAGGTGACGCTAATATTTTGCGTAAGGCTAAAGAAGAAGCAAAACAACGTCAGTTCGCGGCTGGCCGCCAAGAACAAGCATTTAAAGAATTGGACAATTAATATGTTTAAAGAAATCTCAGCAATCGTAGTAGGTTGGATTGCGTTCGTTGTAGTATGTATGTTTGGTAGCTATTTTGCCTACAGCTATTTTGCTCCCAAATATCGTGCTGTTGACAATGAAGTGTTCAAACAAAGTGAACAGTACAATGATGGTATGATTCGTGATTTGGAAAATCTCCAAATGGATTATATCAATGCGGACAAGGATCATAAAGATGCCGTCCGTGCTATAGTGTTACACCGCTTTAGTGTGTACCCTGAGGATAAAATGCCTCCTAACCTTCGTAACTTTTATAACGATTTGAAAGCAGGAAAATAAAATGAACAAGTTTCTTTTGGTATTGCCCTTTGTGGCCGCCCTTACAGCATGTGGTCCACAAACAGAAAGCTCAACTCAGATCGAGCGCCGTAAGCAAGAAGAACTGAGCCTACAGGCTGTACAGTCAGTTGGTATGCCAGCAATCACTAACTTTGCTGAAAAACGTATGTTCAAAGATATCCTTGAATTGCGTGACCGTAGCGTACCTACTACAACTTATTTGGTTGGTATGAATAACCAATTGACCAAATTGTGTGACTCAGTTGGCTATGGTTTGCCTTATGCTACACAGTATACCAATCCAATGCGTGTTGGCGGTGATGGTACTCATGGTTATGTTACCTTACCACAAGCAGATCCAAACGGATTGTACTCACCAGCATCAGCTGAAGGTACTTGGATTCTATGTGTGGATCACAAGGATGGTAAGGCTAAACCAATTTATGTTGAGCCCCGTGTTATTGTAAGCCCAATCGCTTTACAGTAATATGAAACTGTTTGCTCGCTCCGGGGGACATTGGCTCTTCTGGAGCGGTGTCTTTTACATTAGTTTAGTCATACTGGTTGCGTTAAGTCCGTATGGTCAGTATACTTGGTATACACAAATTGTATGGATAGTTTTAATATCATTACCATTAGTTTGTAATCCGCTGGCTCGCTGGCTTAACATGAGAGAGAATCATATGTTTGATTTGTTTAAGAAAAATAAGATGCCAAAAAATGTAGTGCCGTTTCCTGCTTCGCCACCAAAATTGGTAGAGCCGCCTCCAGAACCAAAGAAGGCGCCCGTAACTTATTACTCGCTAGGAATGAATAGCGAAAATCGTCTAGAATTCAAAATGGGCTATAGTGCTATTAGCATGAACTACGGCGGGGTTACTAACTTGATTGAGCAACTTGAAGTATACAAGAAACAACTTGCTGATTACGAAGGCATCAATGATGACAATGTATAACGAAATTGAACTTATGGAAATGGCTCGCGACTACGAAGCCATGGAAAAGGTAGCACTACAAGATGCTGAAGAACTTCGTCAGTTACGTGATGGCGAACGTATCATTGTTCCAGTAGATATCGAACATGCTCGCACTATGTTTAAACTGTCTTGTTTTTATCTTAAACAACACGACCCGGAGAATTTGAGTTGGACTTGGTATAATGAAATTTAGAAAGAAACCAGTAGTAATTGAAGCAGTTCGTTTTATTTACAATGAGCAAGGCATGATTGCGCTCAAGGCATTTTGCGGTACAGCATTGGGCAATGTTCGTAAGGAACGTCATCCTACGGCTCTAGCAGAAGCAGAAATTGGCACACTAGAAGATGGTGTCCATTTGACTGTGAAACATATTGCCACAGAAGGCGACTGGATAATTAAAGGTGTACAAGGCGAGTTCTATGCCTGTAAGCCAGATATTTTTGAAGCAACATACGAGGTAGCAGAATGAATCCATTTAGAGATCAAGAAAAGTTTATGAAGGCTTGTGATCAAACAACAGACAACTGGAATGTAGATCAGTTTAATTTATATGTTAATTTGATTGAAGAAGAATTTGGCGAACTAAAAGTTGCCATTAAAGATTGCGATCCAGAAGAGATTGTGGATGCTTTGACAGATATTTTGGTTGTTACTATCGGCGCCGCTCATAGCATGGGATGTGATATCGAAGGCGCTTGGAAAGAAGTTATGAAAACCAACTTTGCTAAAATTGATAAAGAAACAGGCAAAGTTCGTAAACGTGAAGACGGCAAAGTACTAAAACCAATTGGTTGGACGCCTCCCGAATTGAAACCATTTATTACAAAGGAAAAAGATGCCTAATTTAGTGCCAATGGTAATCGAGCAAGAAGCTCGAGGTGAACGTAGTTATGACATTTATAGTCGCTTGCTCAAAGACCGTATTGTCATGTTAGATACAGATGTTAACGAGCATAGTGCTAGTTTGATTGTAGCACAGCTACTATTTTTGGAAAGTCAAGGAAATGAAGACATTAATTTTTTCATCAATAGTCCTGGGGGTGTGGTTACTGCCGGCATGGCTATCTATGACACAATGCAATTTATTAAACCAGACGTCCAAACCATCGTTATGGGTCAGGCTTGCAGTATGGGTTCCTTGCTCGCTACTGCTGGGGCTCCTGGCAAACGCAAAATTCTTCCAAACGCTCGTCACATGATACATCAACCATCAGGTGGCGCAGGCGGACAAGCTACAGACATGGAAATCCAAGTAAAAGAGATCTTAAAAATGAAGCAGAGTTTAACCCAAATTTATGTAAATCATAATAGTAAGGGTAAAACTTTTGAGGAGTTTTATACGGCTATGGAACGGGATAACTTTATGAGTGCCCAAGAAGCATTAGATTTTGGCTTGGTTGACGAAATAGTTACCCGCAGAACTTAACAAAACGCCCATAAAGTGCGTATATAATGGTTGGACCTAGTATACTATAAATAGTATTAGCTAGGAGTGTACTATGGCCCAACTACCATTCAATTGGTCAGAATTAACCCGCAGTAATCTGTACTCTATGTTCTATTCGCTTAATAGCGAAATAGTGGGCAAAGAGCTGTCTCCTAGCCAAATACAAAAGCGCATTATAAAGCATATCAAATCCCATTTACCCTTAAAAATTAAAAAATGCCTGTACGCACCTACCACTTCAGGATTTGTGTTTATGGGCGGTGTATACTATAGTAATTTGGATCACAAAGGCAAGCCAGCCATAGAAGTTAATTTTAACTACAATCCCAACGATAAAAAGTTAAAACTAACACAGCATCGTTTCAAACGTATGGCCATTAGATTTGCCGATGTTGTACTACACGAAATAGTACACATGAGACAATTCCGTGCTAGAAATTTCAAAAATATTCCAGGTTACCAAAGCACGGCAGAATACGCCAAAGATCGTAAAAAGCAAGAGTACTATGGCGACAGGGATGAAATGGGTGCCCATGCTTTTAATACGGCTTGCGAATTACTCGATCGTTTTGGCTACGACCCAACAGCGATTGGACATTATCTAGATTCAAACGAATGTCGTAGACATAAAAATTCCACTTGGTGCGATTACTTAAAAGTTTTTGATTGGAATCACAACCATCCAATTATACGCAGAATGAGAAATTTGATTATGCGTAATTTGGAAAATGCCTACTACGGCAAGCCATTTAAGACCACAAACCACTTGACATACTGATAATTACACTGTATAATAAACACTTATACAGTAACTTATCGGAGTCTACATGAGCGTTTGTGCCAGTCACATTTGGAGTTTGGAAAGTCATCCAAGCCGTTTGAACAAAGAAGCTATAATCGAAGCTATTGCCCAAGAAGGGTGTGATGAATTCTTTGAAGGGTGTCGCCTTGCTCTTGATCCAATGATAACTTTTGGACTCAAACAAATACCGGAGAAGAATGATGAAGACGGCCCTGGCCTACCTTGGGATAGTTTTACTCTCGCTCTTACTGGCTTTGTCACTCGCAATGTCACCGGTAATACAGCACGTGATATGATTCAGGCGATGATGAAAAGTGCCACTAAGGCAGAGTGGAATGGCTGGTATCGTAGAATTTTAATTAAAGACTTACGATGTGGTGTAAGCGAAAAGACTATTAATAAAGTAGTGGAGAAAAAATATGCTGATTACAGTATTCCTGTGTTTGGTTGCCAGCTTGCCCACGATAGTGCTAATCATGAAAATAAAGTCTCGGGCAAAAAACTTATTGAGGTTAAACTTGATGGGGTTCGTGTTATCACTATTGTTCGTGCAGATGGCCGCGTCGATATGTTTAGTCGTAACGGTAAGGAACTTGCTAACTTCCCTCACATAGCAGAACAGATTAGTAACGTAATCAAACAGAAAGGTTCTAGCAAGAGCATGGATGTAGTGCTAGACGGTGAGATTATGAGCTCCAGTTTCCAAGACTTAATGAAACAAGTACACCGCAAGGACAATGTCAAAGCAGGTGATGCTGTACTACACTTGTTTGATGTGTTACCTTTGGAAGACTTTGAAAAAGGTATTTACAACAAAGACCAAGAAACTCGTAGTGAGATGGTTAAGTTTTGGGTAGCAACAAATAAAGACCTATTGCCTAATGTAACAGCATTGGAA